ACAATCACAAACTTTACTTTGTCATTTGTGGTGCGGCTTTGAAACACGAAAAGAAAATTTGCATCTAAGATAGTCTGTTTTTCTTTCAATGTCAAAATAAGAGTTTCCGTATTTCCCTTTGTGAGCTTTATCATTTCAATTTATAAATACTACAAAACAACAAACGCCCGCCCGAAATCGAGCGAGCGCTTTTGCTATTTTTTAGGGTTAATATTATCCGGCTGTTTCGAGTGCCGCAGCTACAGAACTATTTACTTCATAAAGAAGATCAGGCTCTTTACCCATAAAGTTCAAAGTGTATCCTGAACGATCTCCGAACGCTGTTCCGCTTCCGCTTTCAGATGCTGCCATGTCTAAACCTCTTTCTTTTCCTAACATCCAAAACTTATTATTGTTATCCTTCACTACAGCGATCAGAATGTTTTGAGCTAACAATTTCAATTCAGTATTAACAGACGCTGAAAGTTTGTTAACTACAATAGTCAAGTTTTGCTCAAAAAACAAAGTTCCGTTTTCAGTTGAAACCTGTGGGTTGTGTGTAAAGTTTCCTGTTTCTTTCGGAAGTTCGTATTTCCAAAAACGCTTACCACTTGCCTTTGTGATTCCTGTAACCACACCGGAAGCATTTGCGGCAATAGATGAAACATTCCCTTTTTCAATAAAATAAACTTCGGTTATCCCGCCCGCAGAATCTTTACAGTCGAGGCTATATCCGGTTGTCAAAGCACAAGGCATGGTATATTTGTTTTAAAAAGGGAGGAGCTTTCCCCTCCCTTAGTTATTAATTAATTAGGCTTCAAACTTAGTTACCTCGTCTGGAAAGGCCAGTTGTACGCCTATTTTCAGATTGGCCGAGAACTTCACGTTACGATCATCTTGAGAGTACCACAGCTCAAACTGATCCTCTTCTGAAATCAAATCGACACCTAAGAAAATATTTGACATTCTCATTGCGTAGATATCGTTAGTACCAGTCAATCCATGTACAGGGATAACTTTGTAAGATGTACCAGGAACCAAGAACTCAGAATCAGCAGCATTATTTGTAGAACCCGGATTGTAATGAAACAAATTCAGATCAACATATTTCTGAATAAGAAGAGTGTAAACATCCCATCCACAGAAAATGCGAACATCAGCCTTGCCTTTCACAGCAGCAGGAAGAGCATTGATAACTGCAAGAACAGCCTTTTGTGCTTTTTCCATTGTATCAATACCTGTGATCGGAGCGCCTGTTCCGTAGAATCCTGTAACATTTGCGTTTACAGATGTACCAGCGTCAGCGATGTGTTGGCGAATACCTTTGAACTTATTTAAAAGTCCATTTGTGCCACCATATCCTGAACCAGTTGCAGTCCAAATAGCTGTTTCCAAAGCCTCTGCAATTTTACCAGCTTTACGAGCTGTGTATTCATTTGCAAATGCGATAGTATCGTAATTTCCGCCCGCTGGCAAAGATTTTTGAAGGTAAACTGATTCAAGGTCTTTCGGACATAAAGTCTCCTGCACGCGCACTTTTCCGACTGTCAAACTGCGCTGAGAAAATTCAGTCGTGCCCGAACTGAGGAAGCCGCAAGAGCTATCGTCTTGAAAAAATACATCCGTATCCATACGGTTAACTGTCTGAGAGGATTTTACACCTGTCATAACATTACCTTCGGAAAGGATAAGCTGTTGAGTACGAGCCTCGAACAGCGAAGCAGTAACGAGCTGTTGCTCATTTTGTTCTGTGTAAGCCGTAAGGCCTGTAACCAAAAACGCCATCTTTATTTGTTTTTAAATTGTGAAACGAATTGTGAGTAAGATTTTATTTTGTCAGCTTTACTTTCAATGCTAACTTTTTTAAAGTTGTTAGGAACTTCAGCCGGTGCTTGAGAAGGTACGTTTACCAAAGTGTCTACAAGCTGAATCAATCCCTGCATTGCTTCGCTTTGCTTACCGAATGCAGATTTCAGACCTTCGTAATCAGATTGTAAAGCAGAAAAACTTTGTTCACTTGCAGCGATACGGCTTTCGATTTCAGAGAACTTAGAATACATCTTTTCTTTCTCTTCTTTGCCGCTCTCGATTTCAACGCTAACTTCAGGAGCTTCAACTTCTTTTGCCTTAATTTCAGCTATAACACCGCCTTCACCAAGAACGATTTCCGTACCGTCTGCTAAAGTATGTTCACCAGCCGGAGCAGGTGTTCCATCTTCAAGCGTAACGATGCCTCCAACTTCTAAAGCTGAAACCAAAATCTTTGTGCCATCCTTTAAAGAATAGCCGGGAGCTGGCATTGTTTCTTCCTGAAATACCAACTTTTTTACTTCCTGTAATAGTTCGATCGGATTCTTCATGCCACTAAATACTAAAGTGGCAAAAAATAGGACATTTGCCTATGAAAGAAGAGATAGGAAAGCGTTCTTCCGCTTTTCGTTTATTTCGTTAAAATTGTAATGTTTTCGGCAATATTCATGCAGCTTTACGCCCTGTTCATTTCTTAACTCTTCGCTTTCTGCTAATCGTTTAATATGGCCGATCCACTCTTTACGATCCTTTGCATAATTAACCACATCGGACGGGAATCCAATATACGGGTGAACTTTTGAAGCCACCACCGGAACGGCCTTACCGGCAGCTTCCAAAATCTTTATATTCGACTTGTAAGCGTTAAAATTATTTTTCACTAAAGGAATTAACATAATGTCTGCATGTCGAAACATTTTGTAATACTCGAAAACCTCCATCCCCCTTATGATCGTATAAGGCAATTTTCTTTCATTCGTGAAATACGATGCCATCCTTTGCCAATAATAAAGCTCCGTATCGTTCGAGTCTGCATACCCACCCATCACAACATGTACATCTTTTACGTGCTGATCTAACTCATACATAACGCCCTGTAGTAATTTTAAATCCGGTTCGTGTGTTATGCCACCTGCCCAAAACAACTTCACCCCATCCGTCTTTATACGTTCGCCGTCGAATTGCGCTTCACCATAAGGGATAGCATTCGGCAGTATCTCAATATTTTTTGCATGTGGATAAATAGCATCTGCCAACCTTTCATGATCATTATCCCACGTCCGATTGATGAAAACAATATCGTATTTATTTTCCTGCCATTGCTCTTCACTCATATTATCCGTTATCCTTCCGTATTCCTTTTCCATAAACGATACCGGAATCATGAGACGGTGATAACCGCAGCCGCTGAACTTTTGCGTAAGTGTTAGGATTTTCATGTCTCAAATATACTAAAATAAACCCCACCTGTAGAAACAGACGGGGGTGTTGTATCAAATCCTAAACAAACCAGCATTAAAGGTCTTTTAAAAGATTTTTGAGCTTTTCAATTATTTCTTCTTCCTTCATTCTCATTTTTACCTCCGTCATGTCAAACATACCCTCCACACTGAAACCTTTGAAGGTTCCGTCTTTTACCTTCGCCCACGTTTCTTCATTCATAACCTTTGCACCCAAAAACCATGTGCCATCAGGTAGGTTTTCAAACTGCTTCATTTTCGGGATTCCTTTACTTTCATCTGCTATCCACGACATAAAGAAGGTAATACCTTCAACAGGCTTTGTATGCATCTCATTTGCGCTTTGCTGAAAACCCTTTGCATAAAACTTTAAAGCGATCGTTTCAATAGTCTTTTTGTCAAAGAAAACATAGTACTCACCTGTTTCATCACGACGGTATATTTTCATATCCGGCACCATTGCAGGTCCGACAACAATACGCTCTTCACTATTGACAACGGAAAAAGCTTGCATCTTTTGCCTATCTATTTGCTCAAGTTTACGTTGTGCCCACTCAATGCCAGCATCACCGCCCCACGCTAACCACATAAGCCGCCCGCACCCGTCCCCTAATTCCTTTTGACTGTTTTGCCTGTGCCTTTCAAATGCTGCCATTCGTGCGATCGTGTCTCTTGTTATCGCTTCACCCTTTGCCAGTTGGTTCGCCCTTGCTTTTCCTACAGGCGTGCCACATTCACCCCACCCGTTTTCTTCCGCCCACCTTAAGGCAATCTTTGCGTTTTCACTTGCCTGCTTAGGGTAGTCGCTGTAACTTTCCTGAAAGTTTTGATTTTTGTTTTCCCATTTGCTGTAGCAGATAGCAGCGGCCTGTTCCTGATCTTTGCCTTCACCAACTACGTATTCAATGCAGCGAGGAATAAAATCGCTTTCGCTTTCCCCTTTATTAGGCTCCACAAATATTTGTTTCTCAAAAGCAAAGAAGTTTTCACCTATCGCCGGGATGTCAACCAATGCCACGGCGTTAACTTCTTGAATTGAGTTTTCATCTTCTTTGATTGTTAATTTGAATAACGGTAAATTTTCCATATTATCCGATCCTTGCATTACGCTCAAGGTAAGCGTTTCTTTGATCATTATTTTGAATATCCGAATTCATTACGTAAGCCCTTAAAGACTGATTCCCCATATTGTTAATAGCTTCCGCATTTAACGCCTGCCCTTGTATTGCAGGTGAAACAGTTGGCGACATAGGAGCCGCACCGCCCCCGCTTACAGTTGGCACGGGAGCCGCACCACCACCCCCCGGAATCTGAACGGCTGCGATCTTTTTAATATTAGCAATACCAGCCGCAACCGCTAAACCTGCGTTAACAGGTGCAAGCACGGGACCGACAAAAGGAATACCGACCGTAGCATTATAAGCCCTTACCGCACTTGCGAAAGTATCAATAGTGGCCTGCGCAATGGCTGCCGCTTTGCCCGCTTTCGACTGTTCACCAAATAAGGCTTTAATGTTTCCAAGTGTTGAGCTTAAGGCGTCCGCTGTTTCAAGTGCCGCATCGATTTTCGCCTTCGCTAAAGCCTGTTCAGATTGCGCAAGCTGTTGATTAATAGCCATTTCTTGAATGGCATATTTATTCTTTATTTCTGTAGTGCTTAACCCTGCCGCCTCCGCCGCCGCTATTTCAGCATCTCTTTTTAAGTGGAGCTGTTTAATAACCTCTTCAGCTTCGAGCTTAGCAATAGCAATGGCGTTTTCTGCTTTTGTAAGCGAATCAATACGAGCCGCTTCGTTGGCCTGTTTGCGTAATGCTATTTCGGCTAAGGTGTTTTCACCTTGTGCCGTTTGTTGAGCCAGCAACCTTTCACGCTCTATTTTCTCCCTTTCCTTTTTTGCCACTTCATCGGCCGCATCGAGTTCCTGCTTTTTGGTGTTAAAAGCTATTTCAGCATCCACCCTCGCCTGCGTTCCTGCATTTGCAGAATCTATTAACCCCTGTAACCTTTGTAATTCAATCTTTCGCTCTTCATCTCTAATTTCCTGTAGTTGCTGATTCTTTTTCAGTTCATCGGTAACCAATTCGGCATTCGCCTTTTTTTGCTGCAAAAGAAGTTGGTTCGAACTTTCGGAAGCTGCTTTGTCACGTGCTTTCAATTCCGCCGTTAACGCCTGCGCGTTCATCATTTGCTCCGAAAACTGCCCCGTTATTTGTGCCTCAATATCTTTGCGTTGTGTTTTTGCATCGATAATTTTTGCTTCTAATTCTCTATTCCCTTTATTTAGTTTGAATTCTAATTCTGCTTTTTGAATAAGTACATCAGCTTCCGCAAGTGAAGCCTTTTTTACTTCTTCGAGAACGCCTTTCAACTTTTCATTAGCCGCAATTCTTTCTTCTATACTTAAATTCTGTTGATCTCTTTCTTGACGTAATTGTTCTGCATTTCTTTCAGCTTCTGCTTTTAATCCTGCCAGTTTGGCCTGCGCAATAGTGGCGTTCCTTTTTAGTATCTCCAAAGCTTTCGCCTGATCGTATGTACTTTTTATGAAAGTGCTATCTATTTTTTGCACTTCATCGACGGTACTAATAACAACCTTCCCGATCTCATCAACGGCTTTGCCCAAATTAGTCACAACCATTTTGCCGCTCTCAAGTGCAAGCTCACCAGCTTCTTTCAAAGACTTTTTGCTGCCCTCAATACTTTCCTCGAGCTTCTTAATTGTTTCAGGATCGCCGTCACCGAAAAAAGAATTCTCCCACGCCAGCTGCGCTTCCTGAATGATTAACGCAATACCTGCAAAAGCACCCTTAAGAACGCCACCGAGAATACCTACCAACCCCTTCAATACACCTGTTAAACCTTCAAAGCCGTTACTCGATTCGCTTACCTTATTAACAACCTTTGTAATGATGCCAACGATCGTGGTAAAGACCGTTGAAATAGTCTGCATGATTGCACCTAATACGCCAGCGGATTCGCTATTTCCCTCGAATGCAGATTTCAACCCCTCCCATGCTTTGCTAACAAGGGCAACGATACCCAATGCCTTTAATGATCCACCTAATTTTGAGAATGAACCGCCCGATTTCTTACTTGAATCAGTCGTTTTATCTAAGCTCTTATTTAAGCTATTCGTTTGCGTTTGTAACTTAGATTCAGCATCATTTAACTTTTTAACCGTGTCGGCATACTCCTGCGAGCTTTGATCCAAACTACTTAGCGACGATCGCAAATCGTCGATCTCCTTTTTTAGATCCTCAATATTTTTTGTGCTATCCTTTACATCTACATTGACCTTCGCACCTATTACTACATTACTCATTATTTATTATTTTAAGCAGTTCAACTTTTACCAACTCATTATTAGTGTAATCATAATCAGATACTTTGTTAATCCTGAATCTAATCCCGTCAATAAATACCGCTTTGCTGAAATCGAGTTGCGCAATATCCAACGGTTTCAAATAAACATAGCAGCTTAATATCTTACTATCTTTGTCCGCTATCTCTGCAATGTAGCCACTCCAAAAACGATTAAACAGATTTGCGGACGGGTACGTTGTCGGTGTGAAATATGTTTCGTTTGGTGCTCCAAAATTCAGATCCTGCGTAGGTGTAATCGGATCGTCTAAGTGGCCAGCGTAACCATAGGCCGTCTTTGCGTAACTACTCCCCCCGGCTGTAATATTCCAACTATTAGCACTTTTCTTTTTGCTAAATAGAATCCGTATGTTAGAATCCATCCTATCTTCAGCGGAAAGCTCATTCGACTTCTTATAAATAGGAACTACATATTTATCGTTATTATCATATTTTATTAACGGCGAAGCTGCAAAGATTATGTCTGTAGTTTGTTTGTCATTTGAGAACTGAAAGCCCGTATCGAATTGCCGATCCCCGTAATTCTGATTGAATTTCTTTTTGTAGCTTTCGTTGTAAAAATCAGTATCTTCTTTATACTTGTATTCAAAGATCCTCCCGTTCAAATTACCCATCGGTATAATTTGCCAGCTTTTATCCCTTGCTACTTTGTACGTCCAGTCTATATCTGTACTACCCATAAAATCAATATAAGGCTCAATCAAAAGCGTTTTTTCATTTAGCCGATCTTCTGTAACATATAGATTAAACATCTTAATTAAAGACGCTAAAAAATCCTTTTGAAATATACCTTTCGGGATCGTATAATTAACTTGCACCGTATCGTTAACGTCAACACGCGTAACCGTTGCAGGCTCCGTATTTACATCCAATGTCGAGGAAAGCCCCGTAATGCTTATGCTTCCCCTTATGTCATTCTGTAAAGCGACGCGGATCTGATCGCCGTTATTTAACGCCCCGTTGTATGTAAGCGTGAAAGATACCTCCTGACTTGTTGCAGCCGTAAACGATGCGAAGTCAACAACGTTATTATTTATCGTTAGTGCAATGTCAAAAGTATCGTCGCTCGTATAAAAGAATGAAAGACTTACTGAAATAACAATGTTCAAAGATTCCGTGTCTGCGTACTCAAATATAGTCTTTGCTCCATTTATTGTAAAGTCCCCACCTATTGCCGTGTTATATGCTATTAATACCTGAGCCGCTGAGGTTGTAATCGAACCTCCTGAAAGGGTAGCTGTTAAAATATCGGAGCTGACTTTTTCCAATTCCTTTGTATTGTGCGGAATGATTAAAGACTTAAAATAACTTGTATTAAAAAAAGTTGACGTGTAAGAATAACCTGCCGCCTGAAACATTTTATCGATATACTCTTTCACGTACAAAGCAGGCCGAAAAGTACCTATATCATAATCCCCCTGATTCGCCACGATCTCCGTCTCCCGATATAATCCGTAATCAATAAGCGGATAAAAGTAACCGCTCCCGGGCGTGTTATCCCAACTCGCCGAAATGTTTGAATGTGAATACGTGTGATCATATGCGCTAAAATCTAAATCCTCCAACTTCTTATTACTGATCTCCGACATCAACCCGGAAAGCTCACCAAACAAAGCCCCTTCGTATTCTACCATGTCTCCCGTCTTTACGATCCCCGTTAACCTGAAAACACCACGAAGCACCAAAAGACCATTTAACCTAAGCTCTGCACGGCTTACCTGTGCTACATTGAAAGCAGTTCCGATATTAGGTTGGCCGGGGGAAAACGGGTTATTACTACCCATCTCATGAATGTGGCCAAAAATAGAATGATTCGCAGCCGTACCCGGTAAAACTATTTGTTTGCTGAAACCTGTTTCCCTACTCGAAAAGTTCCTGATGTCATCAATAGCAAAAGTTAATTGCACACTGATCTGATCGTTAATGTCCGCTTTCCTTCCTTCAATAAACAGTTCATACATATTATCTAAATTGAACGTTATTACCTACTGAAAACTCAATGTTCACCGTTAAAGTATCTGTTTTATTTATCCGTTCATCTTTGAACTCATAATTTGAATCTGTTATAATTACAGGATAGAAATCTTGAGTAGTTGAATTAAGAAGATACACCAAAGGGCTGTTAATCAATTCAGATAACCAGTCGTATTCCCCTGTACTTAAAATGTCGCTTGTAAGCTGCATCTTTTCTTTATAGCTGCCAGCGTAAACCTTAGATGCTTCATTATAGGCATACCCTACCTTTTCCACCATTTGACCGCCCGACAAAGACCACCTAAAAGCATTGCCGTTGCCCGTATGTGTGTACTCATTTTGCACCGATCCGTTATACTTCTCCTGCCTTGCGTACGTTTGGCCTGAAGGTAGAAAAACAGATAATACAACAGGTTCACCTGCGTACCAATAGGAATCAGTCGGCCTATTGCTCAAAATCATTGCACCGGATAAATCAGATCCTTTCCTATCCCAAACATTACGGCTGTAGTTATTGTAAACCCGATACGTACCAGATGCAATATTTGCACTTGTAACGCCGCCGCTTACCTCACCATACCGTACATCGTATTCCGTCCAAAATTGATCGCTACCCATTTGCTCCGTTGCATCAAAAGCAAAAGCATCTAAATTATCCACAACGTTCCCCGATTCTAAAGAAGCCCTGACAATATTACCTACGTCCAAAACCCCGTATTTCCCCGTACCGTACGGGCTGTTCTTCACCCTTGTAACTAAGTTGCCAGACTTGTAAATATCAAATACATACTGAAAGCCAGCTACCACTTTGTTTGTCGATTCGACAACGTGCCATACCTCCCCATGTGCGGAGGGGTATCCCGTTGGTGATTGTGAAATAGTTATACTCATATTCTTGGTATGTTTACTCCCCTAAAATTTGCAAGATCGTTTTTCATTTGCTCAAGACTTACCGTAATACTTTGCCCTAATGCTTTCGACATTTGAGCCCCGAAATCCTTAAAGACATCATCAAAAGCATCAGACCAAAATCCCGTTTCATAAAGGCCGTCACGCTGTATGCTTTTGGCAATAGCAAAGGCAAGCGACCGCCTACCCTTTACCGGATCTATTGCCTTCGTTTCCCGGCCAATGGCTCCCGACCGCCTTACATCACGTGCCGTTGCTGTTAACCTATTCCTTACAATCCACTTTTCAATGGGTAAGGTAGGTGGCATCTTATTCGTGTACTTATACGGCGATGTGTTATTCTTTCGACTTTGCCCGGATCCCCTTACCCCTTTATCCACAAA